ACCGTATGTAATTAGAAATCAAAAAACAACTGTTGATGGTATTGATTCTGATATTGAACCGACTATGGATATCGAATTTGATTTTGTACAAGCGGATGCATTTTATCCACTCACTTTTGATTCTGCCGGCAGAATTACAGAGGCGGCTTTTGTACAGTCTAAGGTAGAAAAAAATGTAGTTTACCGTAAATTAGAGTACCATAAATGGGAAAAGAATGTTGTTACAGTAATTAATAAAGCCTATAAATCTAATAATGTACGTTCAACCGGAGAATTAGACACTGATTTAGGCGAAGAAATTTCTCTTAAAGATGTACCGGAATGGAAAGATTTAGATGAAAAAGCAATTATCAAAAATGTGACTCAGCCGCTATTTGCTTACTTTAAAATGCCAGAAGCTAACACAATAGACACAACAAGTCCACTCGGAGTATCTGGATTTAGTCGTGCTGTAAATCTTATTAGAGATGCGGATTTACAATACAGTAGATTATTGTGGGAGTATGAAGGCGGTGAACTTGCTATTGATATTGACCGAGATGCTTTAAGAACAGAAGATATTAATGGGGTTGAACATACAAAACAAAACAGATTACAGCAAAGACTTTTCCGTAAAGTAGACTTAGGTTCAAGTTCAGACACTTATCAACCGTTTGCACCTACATTAAGAGATAATCATTATATAGATGGTCTTAATACTATTTTAATGCGAATCGAAGATGTTTGTGGTATCAGTAGAGGTACATTATCAGACAGTGCAGATGTGGCAAGAACTGCAACCGAATTAAGAATCCTTAAACAGAGAAGTTATCAGTCAAATGCAGATATTCAAAGTGCCATTGAAGATGCACTTCGGGACACTATTTATGTAATGAATGTATATGCCACATTATATGAAATTACTCCAGAAGGCGAATATGATGTGAGTTTTGAATGGGATGATTCTATTCTTGTTGATGTTGATGCCGAATTAATGAACCGTATTACATTACAGAATAATCAATTAACTTCCAGAGTTGAAACCAGAATGTGGTACTTTGGTGAGACTGAAAGACAAGCAAGAGAAGCATTGGAACAGATTGATGCTGAACAGCAGGCAAATCTTGAAAAGGAACTTGCGTTACAAGCAAACCAGCAATTCAATGATTTTAATGATAGTGAGGAATAATAATGTTAAGTGAAGATGCTATTGATAACCTTGTCCAACCCATTGTAGATAGACAAGAATCAATTAACATGTATGTAATCCAAAAAATTGCTAATAGATTAAAGTCTGTTAATAAATTAACCAAAAGTGATGTACAAGCATTAAGAAACCTTGCTGTAACAGGCGCAGATATACGAGAAATAAATAGTGAGATTTCTAAACAATCTGGTTTACAAGTACGTGAAATTAAGCAGGTAATTAAAATAACTGCGGCTGATACTTATGCAGACACAAAACCTTTTTATGATTATAGGCATCGTTCTTACATACCGTTTGAACAAAATGATAAAATGCAAAGAATTATGGAAGGTATTGCAAATCAAACACGCGATACTTATGTAAATTTGTCCAATTCATCAGCTACTGGGTTTTTGTTACGAGATGCCAACAATCCGCTAAAAACAGATTTCTATAAAATAGATGATGCTTATAGGAAAGTAATTGATGAAGCAATACAATCTGTATTAACAGGAACAGTTAGAACAGATGAAGCCATTAATAGAGCATTACGACAACTTTTAAATAGCGGTGTTCGTAGAATGTATTGGAATAGCGGTTATTCACAGAGATTGGACACAGCAGTTAGAAGAAATGTTTTAGACGGTATTCGTAATGTAAGACAGAAAATACAAGATGAAGCCGGTAAAGAATTTGGCGCAGACGGAAAAGAACTTAGTGCTCACCCAAATTCTGCACCAGACCACGAACCTTTTCAAGGTCACATATTTGTTAATTCAGAATGGGATAAATTACAGACTTGTAATGATTTTAAAGACATTAACGGTCAACATTTTGACGGTGTGGATAGAATTATAGGTGTATGGAATTGCCATCACGTTGCAAGTTCCATTATTATAGCTAAACATAAACCAAAATATACAAGAGAACAATTACAAAAATTTATTGAAGATAACAAAGCCGGCTATACTTTACCTAATGGCAAACATTTAACCTTATATCAATGTTCTCAAATGCAAAGACGTATGGAGACTCAAATAAGATATGCAAAAGAAGAACAAATGGCCATGAAAGAATTAGGTAATACTAAAGCAAAAAGAATGGCAAGGCAAAAAGTTATAAACCTAACAGAGCAATATAAAAGTTTCAGTAATGCTTGTGGATTAAAACCAAAAGTAAAAAGATGTTCTGTGCCAAATTATAGAGTTTCTTATTAAAAAATTATTTACAAATGTGGATTATTTGTTTATAATATATATGGGTTGGTACTTGTTTGTCATTGGGTTTCTTCTTATGTGCAGGTCGGGCATGAGTAGATTCTATTTATGCCCGACTTTCAAGTATCTACCACGTTGCGAATGACAACATTTAAAAACATTCACATTCTACCGCTAAACTGCCCAGCGGATATATAAATTTGCAGATATAAACAAGAATGTAAGGAGATGTAACATGACGGTAAAAGAACTCTTTGACAAAGCAGAAGGCGGCACTCTAACGTGGGAACAATTTAAAACAGCTATGGGTGACGCAAAGTTTGTGGATTTAACAGAAGGCAACTATGTATCTAAGCAGAAACACGATGATGAAATTTCTCAGCGTGAAGCGAGGATTGGTGAACTTACTACAACTATTTCCACAAGAGACACAGATTTAGCAACCTTACGACAGACTCTTTCTGATGCTGGTGATTTAGAAGCATTAAAGAAAGCGTCACAAGATTTAGCAGATTTACAACAGAAGTACGATAAGGAAACAAAAGATTATCAAGCACAACTTTCAAAACAGGCTTATGAGTTTGCGGTAAAAGAATTTGCAAACAGTAAAACATTTTCAAGTTCTGCCGCAAAGCGTGATTTTACACGGACTATGCTTGCTAAGAAGCTGAGTATGGAAGATGGCAAGATTATCGGAGCAGAAGATTTTGTAGAAATCTATGCCAAAGATAATGCTGATGCTTTTGTTGCTCCAAAACCGGCAGACCCGAAACCACAGTTTGTAAGTGGTTCTGGTGAAAAGAAACCTGCTAAATTAACTTTAACGGAAATGATGAAAATGAAAAACGATAATCCTAACGCGATTATTGATATGTAATGGAGGTTAATTTATGCCGCAATTTGATAGTAAAATTTTTAACGGCGAAGTATTCCAGAAATACGTTGACAGAGTACCTAATCTCAAACTCAACGAACTTTTAAAATCCAGAGCAGTTGTTTCCAGACAAGACCTTGCAACTGCTATGGCAGACCAGGTTGGTGGTAACTATCTTACGACACCACTGAAAGGACTTATTAGTGGTTCTACTCCGCTTAATTATGATGGTGTTACAAATATTACTTCTCAGACTACTCAGACATTCAGCCACTCCAGAGTTGTTGTTGGTCGCGCACAGGCATGGACAGAAAAGGACTTCTCTTACGACATTACTGGTGGCGTAGACTTCATGGAGAATGTAGCACAGCAGGTTGCTGAATACTGGGATGAAGTTGACCAAGCTACACTCGTAGCTATTCTTACTGGTGTATTCAGCATGACGGATACTGAAGGTGCAAGATTTGTTACTGAACATACACATGATGTTCATACGGTAGTGAACAGCGAAGGCAAGACTGGTTTTATGGACGGTACAACACTGAATACCGCTATTCAGAAGGCATCTGGTGACCATAAGAATAGATTTACTCTTGCTATTATGCACTCCGTAGTTGCTACGAATCTTGAGAACATGAAGATTCTGGTTTATCTCAAATATAATGATGCAAATGGTATGGAACGTGAAACTGGTATGGCTACTCTTAATGGTAGACTTGTTATCATTGATGACAGTATGCCGGTTCTTGAAGATACCAGCACAGCTACGTTCTCTAAGACCACTGATACTGCTGTTACCGCAGGTAAGACCTATTACACTCGTACAGGTTCCTCTGGCAACTATCATTATACAGAAGTGGTGAATCCGGTTGATGGTTCTATTGGTAATTATTACGAAAAGACCGGTAATGGTGACCCGATGTATGTCACTTATCTGTTTGGTGATGGCGCTATCGAGTATACAAACTGTGGTGCTAAAGTTCCGGCAGAAATGAGCCGTGACCCCAAGACCAATGGTGGTCAGGATACTCTGTACAATAGACAGAGAAAGTGCTTTGCTCCGTATGGTATTTCCTTCACAAAGCAGAACATGTCCACACTGTCTCCGACAGATGCAGAACTGGCTGATGGCGCAAACTGGGAACTTGTTAATACAGGCGGTACTAACAAGAAGTATATCAATCTGAAATCTATTCCGATTGCTCGTATCATTTCTCTTGGCTAATATGTAAAGGCGGTGATTTTAATGTATTTAACCTATAACGAATATCAAGAACTTGGTGGTACATTAAATGAAGCCGCCTTTAATAATATCGAATATGAAGCCGAAGTATACATTGATTGGTATACGTTTAACAGATTATGGAAACAAACTGAATATCCATCTCAATTAAAGAGGTGTATGTACAGATTAATTAATTTACTTGAACGTCAAATGAGTTTAATGGGACAACCAACAAACTCTTCTCAACAACAAGGAACTGCAGGTACTTCACAAATTGCTTCTATGTCAAATGATGGCGTTTCTATTAGTTACAACATTGTTTCCGCGCATGATGCATTGGAAATGACAAAGAAAGAAGTAGACAGAACCATTAATCAACAACTTGCCGGTGTGACCAACAACTTAGGTAGAAAATTATTATATAGAGGACTTTATCCAGATGAATAATATATATCCGCCTTGGTGGGAAACAACTATTACACTTTATAATAAATACGAAGACCCACAAACACATGTTGTTAGATGGTTCCGGCATGTAATAAATGGTACTTTTTGGAAGTATACTGGTAATAAAGTTGTTGTTAATAAAGTAACTTTAGAAACAGATGATACAACCTGTAGAATCAGAAAAGATGATAAATTTCTTGAAAGGCATTTGTGGCTTAATAAACCTAATGATGAAATGGAGAACTATTTTACATTAGGGGTTGGAGATATTATCATCAAGGGGGAAGTTAGTGATATTATAGATGAATATACTTCTGGGTTACGGTCAAATGATTTAGAAAAGAAGTATAAAAATCTTCAAGGTTGTATTCGTGTAAAAGAAGTTGCTATTAATACTGGTTCAAGTAGATGTTCAGAGCATTATTTTGTAAAAGGCATTTAGTATGCGACTTAATGTTGATGTTTCGTTCACAAAAGGAACACGAAATAGATTAAGCAAACTACAGGAATTTATAAGTTGGTTTGATGATAAATCTGTTCGTATTGATATAAATAAACGAATTGGTGAAGCAATAAATCAATTCGTACCTTCTGATGGTGACGATGCCCTAAGAGATTCTATGGAAATTACTTATCATACTGTAGAATGGGGTGACGGAATAGATTATGCTCATTATCAGTATGAAGGTGAAGTATACGGTAAAAATTACCCAATTATACAGGATGGTGAATTTAAGGGCTATTTCAATACTTCAAGTAATAAACGACTACCAGTGCTTAGTGGCGGTACAATAACTGGATGGTATTCATTACCTGGAGTTAAAAAATATCCAACTGGTCGTGAATTAGGTAAACCTGGAAAGTACATGGGCTGGACGTTTGGCTACAAAACACCCGGGACTCGTCATCACTGGATTGATGCTTATTTACAAAATAAGGATGATGTGAAACGTAGAACCAATATTTCCATAGCACAATTCTTAAAACGTAGATGTAAGGAATATGGGCTCAACAAATGATAGACAAGAATCAAGCTATTATAGATTTTTTATTACAATGCCCAGATATAGCAAATAGTGAATTATATTTTAATTTCATTAATGCTGAGGACGATAATAAACAAATTATAACCGAATCTAATGATAAGTTTTCAAATCGGTCATATATAGATGGTAGTGTATTAAAACAATATACTTTTACTCTAATAGATTTTAAATCTATAACAGATTCAGCTTTGGTATTAATTCAAGATTATCCAAATGAAAATGTTGTAGATGTGTCCGATGTACAAACACTTATTAACTGGATTAATGAACAAAATAAATTACAAAATTTCCCAGATTTTGGGGAAGATTGTGAGATACAAAGCATAGAAACAACTTCGGAAAATCCAAATTTTGAAGGAATAAACACCGAAGTAACACCAATATTAGCCATGTATAGCATATCAATAAAAATAGAATATATTGATAATAGCGCAAAACTTTGGAGGTAAAATATGGCAGTAACACAGTTTAACCTTAATAATGGTCAAAGGGCTGAGAGAAAGTTACTTATTACAGTTGCAGAATGGACAGAGAGTGGTTCTCCTGTAAGAGAAATTCTCGGTAGACGTACTGAGGATTCTTCTATTGACTATAACCCGGATATTGAGACCACAACAGATATTCTTGGTATCAATTATACTGATATGAACGGGACCCAGCCGCAACAGG